GACGTCATGAAGTCATACGGCGAACTGGAAAAGAACTTCAAAGCGGGTAAGCATAAGGCGCCCGATGGCGGCAAGTACGACCTCGCGCCGCTCAATGGCAAGGTGCGCCCGGACGATCCGCTGATCGCGACCTACCTGGACTGGGCGGGACGCAACGGCATATCGCAATCGTCGTTTGAGGAACTGGCGTCGAAGGTCATCGAAATGACAGGCGCGCATGCGGCTGAAGTCCAGCTAAGCCGCAAGGCGGAACTGGAAAAGCTTGGCGCGAGCGGTCCCGCGATCGTTGATTCGATGGTCGCCTGGGCGCAGGCGAAAGTGCGCGACGGCGTTTGGTCCGACGACGACTTCGAAGAATTCAAGATCATGGGCGGAACCGCCGCCGGTATCCGCGCCTTGATGCGACTGCGCGAGTCTTACGAGCCGAATGTTCCGCTGAAGGAAACGCTACCGCAGGACGATCGCGCGGTGAGTGACGACGACCTGCATAAGATGGTCGGCGATCCGAAATACAAGACGAACGAAGGCGGATACCGCGACAAGGTCACGCGCCTATTCCAGCAACGCTATCGGGATCAACCGCAACAATGAGTCAAGCCAAAGCCGAAACGCCGGTCGCGCCCGAGCCCGCGACCGCGAAGCCGCAATTCGGAACCTGGACGCCGATCACGGTCGCCATGCCGACACGCGGTAAGCCAGTGCTGATTCGCATCCGTGGTCGCGGTTGGGATCGCGCGCATTACAACGCCGGTCCGCATGACCTATGGTCTTCGACCAAGGGTGTTGCCTACGTGAACGGCGAAGACGTCGACGCCTGGATGCCAGGACCGCCGATGTAAAAAAAAGCCCCTGGCAGAAGAATCCCGTTTAACGGTTAGCGGGGTCTTCCGACTTGCGCCAGGGGCAACAGGGGAGCAATGATGGAAGGATGCGATACGCATTGTCCCCGCTTAGCAGGCGAGCGTCCACTGTCTGAGCCCGCCTGAGCGCCCCTGAGTCGATCTGATGGTTTCTGAGCGTTGGCGTCACGGCGGCTTCGTCGTCCAGGAATGGCGTTGCTGCGGTCATGTCTGGCAACTTTTGTTGAGCAACCGCTTCCGGCAACGCCAGGGCTGGACGCCGCGTTGTCCGACATGCGCGCAAACGCCCCTATTGCCATTTAGAAATTCCGGTTCTAAGATGCGCGCGAACAGGGACGTAAAAGGCTAACGCGGCAAAATTCGCGCCCTGAATGGTCCCTCTGGATTGGTCGCCCTAAGCGACAAGTACCGGCCCGCCCGTTCATGGAGCGGCCAACCGTAGCGAAGACGCAAGTTTCGTTAATCGGTTGGGAGAACCGCACCATGTCCATGAACCTGCCGACTGCCTACGTGCAGCAATTCGGCGCCGAAGTGATGCACGCATACCAAGCTGAGTCGCAACTGCGACCGGCAGTCCGCGTGAAGACCGGCGTCGTCGGTTCAAGCTATCGTTTTCCGAAGATGGGCCAGGGGATCGCGCAGATTCGCGTCCCGCAGACCGACGTTACGCCGATGGGCGTGAGCCATAGCAACGTGACGGCGACGCTTACCGACTGGAACGCGCCGGAGTACACCGACATTTTTATGCAGCAAAAGGTGAACTTCGATGAAAAGCAAAACCTCGTAAAAGTGTCGTCCCGCGCGATCGCGCGGCGTCAAGATCAACTGATCATTGACGCGTTGATCGCCGCCGTCGCGCCGCAACTTGTTTCGAACGACATTGGCGGCGCGGACACGCCCTGGAACATTGCGAAGATTCTGGAAGCGAAAGCCTTGCTGGACGCCGCGAACGTTCCGCCAAGCGGTCGTCATCTGTTGCTTCACGCGCGCGGTCTGCAATCCCTACTCGGCACGACGCAAATCACGTCCGTCGATTACAACAGCGTGAAATCGTTGGTCCGTGGCGAAATTGATACCTTCCTGGGATTCAAGTTTCACACGATCGGCGACCTGACCGAAGGCGGGCTTCCGAAAGACGGATCGAACGACCGCACGAATTTCGCCTGGCACGAAGACGCGCTAGGGCTCGCGGTTGGGCTGGATATGTCGACGCATATCGACTGGGTCGCGGAGAAAACATCGTGGTTGGTCAACACGTATTTCTCGGCGGGCGCGGTGGCGATTGACGAACTGGGCATCGTGGAAATCACGACGCGCGAAACCTAACCGTCAAATCCGCATAAGGGGCTTATTATGGCTTTCAACAAAACCGGTTTCGCGCATCTAGTCCACGGCAAGGAAGGTTTTTCGCCTGGCGTCTATAGCTATCAGAGCGACGACGCGATCGCGACGATTGCCGCGTCGGGTTACTTCGATAACGGCGCAACCGTGAACACTGGCATGCGAAACATTCTGAAGGCGGGCGACGCGATTCTGATCAAGGCGTCGGCGTCGGGTACCCATACGACGCACTGGCGCAAGGTCGCCGCCATCACGTCGGGCGTTATCACGGTCGCGGCACTGGACGCCTAAACCGAAGTCAGCAGTCGCAACGACGGCGCGGGCGCCCTTCGTGGTCCTCGCGCCGTTTGTCATGAGGGAACCGCATGGGCGCCAATACCGACATTTCGATCTGTTCGTCGGCGTTGAATTTGTTGGGCGAAGTGGCGATTGATTCGCTGGACGAAGAAACGGACGCCGCCCGTACATGCGCTCAGCTTTACGAAACGGTGAAGCTGTCGCTCATGACTGAGCACGATTGGTCCTTCACGAAGACGAAAGTCAAGCTCGCGCGCCTGGTGACGGCGCCGCTTAGCCGCTGGCGCTATCAATTCGAAATGCCGACCGATCGGCTGAGCGACGTTTACGCGCTCTATAGCTCGCCTGGTTCCGCCGCGCCGATCACGCATTACGAAGTCCAGGGCTCGAAAGTCCTCGCCGATTTCGCAGACCTCTGGCTGGACTATCAACGCAACGTCCCGGAAACCGAAATGCCGGGTTACTTCGTGCGGTTGCTGCAATACGACTGCGCCGCCGAGTTTGCAATGGCGATCACTGAACAGCCGACGGTCGCCGAGTTATGGCGGACGACCGCGCGCGGTAGCCCGAGCGAGAACGGTCGCGGCGGTTACTTCCGCGTCGCGGCGAGCGTGGACAGCAAGGGGCGTCCGAACAAGCGCATCGTGTCCGACGAATTGATCCTGGTCAGGCAGGCGTGACATGGCGCGCAATGTCCTGATTCAGTCCAGCTTCAGCGTCGGCGAAGTCGATCCGCTGGCGCGCGCCAGGCTGGACATGCAGCAGTATTACCACGGTTGCGAGCTTGGGCGTAATTGCCTGTTCCTGCCGCAAGGCGGTTTCCGTTGGCGCCCTGGGACGCTGTTCCGTTACCTGATCCCGAGCGCGGCGGCGCCGCAGAATGGCGTGCGCCTGGTGCCGTTCACCTTCAGCGTGGACGACAGCTACATGCTGCTATTTACCGACAGCCGCATGTATGTGTTCAAGCGTGGCGTTCAGATCACGAACATCAACGGTACGGGCCTTGATTACTTGGCGACCTTGATCCTGGGCGTGCGGCTGGACGAACTGACGTGGACGCAATACGCCGATACGCTAATCCTCGCGCAGAAGAACATCCCGCCGCAGCGGTTGATGCGCGGCGCGACGGATGCGGATTGGACGATCGGCGCGGTTACCTTCGGCTCAATCCCGCGCTATGCGTTCACGATCACGAATACGCCCATTGCTCAGACGCTTGCGGTATCAGCGAAGACCGGTAGCGTCACGTTGACGGCGGGCGGCGGAACGCCGTTCGTGAGCGGCAACGTCGGCGACTATGTCAACGCGACGCCGTACGGACGCGCGCGCATTACCGAAGTTGCCACGTCTCCCGGCAACGTGGCGACGGCGCAAGTCGACATTGATTTCAACGCGACAAGCTATGCGGCGTCGACGTGGAGCATCGAAACCGAGTACGAACCGGTATGGTCGGTCACGCGCGGCTGGCCGCGAACCTGCGTCTTCCATGAGGGGCGGCTGTACTTCGGCGGCTCGCTCTCGCGACCGGCGACGGTATGGGGCTCGCGCGTTGGCTTCCCGTTCGAATTCAGTCCGACCAATGGCTTCGCCGACGACGCGGTTGAAAACACGATCGGGGTCGGGCGCTTCGACGCGGTCGTTGACATGCTCTCCGGGCGCGATCTGCAAGTGTTCACAACGGGCGGTGAGTACACGGTCGTACAGGGCCAGGGCGATCCGATCACGCCGGATAACTTTTTTTTCAAAAGCGCGACCGCCAACGGCGCGCGGATCGGAACACGCGTCCAGCAACTTGAAGCGGGGACGCTGTTCGTTCAGCGGCAGGGCAAGGCGATCCATGAATTCGCGTTTACCGACGTTGAGCTTTCGTACAACGCGAACAAGATCACGTTGCTTTCCAGTCATTTGCTCCGCAATCCGTCGCGCATCGCGCTTCGCCGCGCGACGTCGACCGACGAAGGCGACCTTGCCTTGGTCGTCAATGCGGGCGACGGCACGCTAGGCGCCTGGATGATGTTGCGGGCGCAGAACGTCATCGCGCCTTCCCTTTGGGACACGGACGGCGCGTTCATGGATATTGGCGTCGACATCACGGACATTTACACCGTGGTCAAGCGGCGGATCGGCGTCGCCGACGTGTACTTCCTGGAACAGTTTGACCTGACGGTTGACACGGATTGCGCGGTGATCGGCGGCGCGGGCGTTTCGTCGGCGACGCTGCCCTATGGCGGGAAAACCGTCGACCTGTTGGAAGACGGCTTTTACATGGGGCAATTCCAGCTTACGGCAGGCGGCGGGCTCACGTTCCCGCGCGCGACCGTGGTCGCGTATGAGGCGGGCTTACCCTGGACGCCGGTCGTTCGCACCATGCCCGCCGAGCCGCGCATTGCGGCGGGAACGCGGGCGGGCTTCCGCAAGCGGTTGGTTCAGGTCAATGCGATGGTCAAAGACACGTCGCACCTAACGGTCAACGGGATCGAAGTCCCGTTCCGCAAATTCGGCGAAGACATCCTGGATCAACAGATTCCCGAATTCACCGGTATGAAGCGCGTCCCCGGAATCCTGGGATGGGGCAACGAAGCGAAGATCACGCTTTCGCGTAGCGTCCCGCTTCCGGCGACCGTCGTCGGCGTCGACTATCGCATCGCCGTATGGGGCGGGACGTAATGGATTCGGCGGCGGCGCTTTCCCTCGCATCGAACGCGGCGAGCGCGGCGGGGCAGTATTCCCAGGGCCGCATCACTGGCGCGCAGTATGGGGCGCAAGCCGATATGTCCGCGCTTCAGGGCCGCGCCCAGGCGCTTCGCTACCGGCAACAGGGTAACGCGGTCCTGCGTCGCTCAATGGAAGCGCAAGCGATGGCGCGGGCGCGCGCCGCAGCGGGCGGCGCCGATCCGTTCTCCGGTAGCGCCCTATTCGCCCAACAGCGAAGCCAACGCGACGCGTCGGCGGACCTGGGGCTGTTGGACGACAACGGCCAGCTTGCCTTGTGGGGCGCGAATTCCCAGGCGCAGATGTACCGCGACGCCGGTCGGCGCGCGCGCCAGGCGGGTTTGCTGGCGGGCGTGACCTCAATGGGTAAGGGCGTTGCGGATTACTACAAGCTTGGCAAGGCGCCGACGCCGCCGCTCATTCAGGAAATGGTCCCCGGTCAATTTAGCTTGGTGAATCCTCAATATGGCTGAGCTACCCGCACCGGTTACGCCGCAGACGATTCCCTGGGAAGACCTGGAAGCCTTCCTTGCGGCGTCCGCGCCCGACGAAGGCGAGCCCGAGAAAATCCACGTCGCGGGCTTCCCCCTGAAATTCATTCGGGAATTGATGGGGCATGCGAAGAAAGCCGCCCAGGACGTTCCCGCTGGCGTTATACCGCCGCCTGGCGCCGCGACGCCGCCGCCTGGGGCGATCCCCCCTGTTGGCGCCGCAACGCCGCCTACGGCCCCTGTAGCGCCAGGAACGGCCCCTGTCGCGCCGACGCCGAAACCCTACAGCGAACCGGTCCCGCAGCGGAAACAGGTCAGCCTAGAACAGCCGCAGGCGGTCCGCGAAGCGATCACGCCGGAAGTCGCCGCCGACATCGAACAGCGGGCGGGCCTGCAAGACGCGTTGCACCGTGGCGAATCCCTGGGGAAGCCGCCGGATCAATTTTTCAATTACCTGCGAACGGGGCTTCCCGACGACGCCAATCTGTTCCTGGACGAAACCGCGAAGGCGGCGGGCGTCACGAAACCGGTCCGCGTGACCCATGCCGAAGTGATCGCCGATCTGAAGGACATGGGTTACAAGCCGAAAGACATCGACTGGATCGTTCGCTACGGCGACAACACCGAACAGATGCGCCGCGTTGCCATGATGCGCGACGTCCTGGTGACGACGGCGAAAAAAGCGCAAGACCTGGCGAAGCAAGTCGTCGCCAATCCGGACGACATGGCACTGGCGGCGCAGTACCACCAGGCAACGACTCTGTTGGGCATGGTGAGTAAGGGCGTGAAGAACGCGCAGACCGATTACGCGCGCGCCCTGGGCGTCATGCGCGCAACGCCGGAAGGCGACGCCGCCGCGCTCGAAAGCTTCGTGTCGAACATGGGCGGGCTGGACGATGTCGTTGCCCATGCGGGCAAGCTCGCGCAACTGGACCTTGCCAACGCCCGCAACATCAAGCGTGCGGCGGACCTGGCCGATCGTTCGATGTTCAGCAAGGTGAAGGACATTTGGACGACGACTTGGATCAACGGCCTTTTGTCGTCCCCGGTTACGCATGCGAAAAACATCCTCGGCAACGAATTGTTTGCGGCGGTCCAGGTTCCCGAGCGGTTCATTGCGTCGCTGATCGGCAAGGCGCGCGGCGCCGAACCGGAAGACGCGGTCGCAATGGGCGAAGCGGTCGCGCTACTGCGCGGCGCCATTGCGGGCCAGGG